CTAAAACCATAGAACCGCTCTAATTTTCTCTGGTACATATTCTTAGAGATCATGGACCAAGGAAGATCAAAAGCGCTACCAACCATATCGCCATAACTAGCAGTAGTTGCCCACGTGCTAGTTTGCATAAGAATTGGTCGTTCTAAAAAGGAAATAATATCATGGGATCGAGCATCATTTAGACAGTCTAAATAATTATCATCGATATCCATAATTTTATTATGAATGGAGGTATGCGGAGCAATACCTTCAGAAGAAAAGTTGAGGATTTGTTGTGTTTGATTGATTGTTGATTGTTGTTGGAAATTTGCAGGTAAGTTTCTGACGCATGTGACTACCTAATCAGCATACGACATTCGGACTAATCTAGATTTTCAGGGGCTGCCTAGGGCCATCTTGATAAGTAAAGTTAAATAACTAAGCCTACTACTAATAGCATATAAATTAATTTTTATAGTCCTAACATTATAATTTAAAGATCACATTAGTAGTTAATCTCGTCATCTCCACCCATTTGTTCATTTCTGAATTTCATGAGTGTGGTTGATCGCGAGTCGGGGTAAAAGTCAATTCCAGTATTACGAGTCAATTTCAAACCTAGTTCGATCATGCGCTCACGGTACATTTTATCTACAGAGATATCATGTAACGCAAGTTCAGCAATACCACCTTGTAAAGTATCAATACAAATACGAAGTGGGAGCTGGTTGCCTAATCTAACCCAGTTTGGTGCATCAAGAATGACGTCAATATCGATAGGGGAAACCCAAAGCTGAATCATCTTTTCAAAGCGGAATTTGCGTTTGAGAAAAGATACTTCCTCTAATGTTCGAGCCTTAACGATATCGCCAGTCTTAGCTTCATCAGTCATGGTCATTTCGAGTTCCTTCTTAAGAACGGGGGTAATAGTTTCTTGATTGAATAAATCAATAACTTCTGGTCGGATATTCATTATGAAGTCATCTCCATAAAAAATAGACGAGGTGTTTTCAAAAAACGCACTCATCGTTGCAAATGGAGTTTTATCCATAATGGATAACCAGGAATGTGCAAGCACGCAATGGTTCACAATACTATTTAAAATAGCAGTTGCGGGGCATCCAGAAGGAATACCATTACGAACATAGTAAATCAATGCACCGTCTTTCGATTGTTCATGATTTGCAATATGTAAATGATTTACACATTCAGTACCTAAGTTCATTAAAAAGTTGTGAAATTCGAGTTTGGTCAAAGTTTTTCCACAGATTACATTACGTTTTTGGTTTTCAATATCTTCAAAGTTCGTACAGAACCAATCAGCCATTATTCTTACGGCGGTCTCAACGTATTGAACAGGGAGTGTTCCATCAAAATTGGAATAATCACCCGCAATAACGTGTTTACCGTTGCGTAATAACCTTTGAGCTAATTGCGTCCATTCCGCAGATGTAGGATTAATACCAACAGAGATAGAATTATCAATGCGGTTTCTCATACAGTGCGCAATGAATGGTAAAAAGTATTGTCTAAAAGCAATAGTGTAATGTAAAGGGCAAGCTGTGAAAAGACGAGTTTTTCCAACATTGGCTTTCTTAATTGGAATCTTAGCATCTTTGAGTGTATCAATCCAAATTACTTTGGGTCTAACACCATTTAAGATACTT